TTATATAAGAGCTATATTATATATAAGATATAGCTCTTATATAAGGGATATATTTATGCCCTTTATTTTATTTAATGCCGTAAGGCAAGGGAGGTCTATTATGACTACACAAGTTATTTTTATCGAAGTTTTAAATGGTTCTTATTCTAAAGTGGTTACAACAAGCAACCGCTCTGCAGAACAATTCTGCAAAGATGCTGCAGCTTATTATAAAAGCTGTGGTATCGAAACAGAAGTAAAACCTTCTCAAAAGAATAAAGGTTTCTTCGGCGTATTTAGTACTCGTAACGGCAAAATAATGGCCGTTGCTGGTCCAGAAAAAAATACATTCTTTTGGTCTAAACATACTTCTATTAAGAAGAATGTTGAGGAAGCCAATGGTGTTCCTCAAAAAGAAAAATCCAGCAAATATTTATTGTACGCTGTAATAAGCGTAGAGTTTACTGGTTTTGTTCGCTCTTGGGACGAGTGTAAAGAATACACTCATG